CTGAATTTGGTGGAACAATTTCTCTACTTGATTATATCAGATTATCAAGTTCAGAATTTGTATCGATTGTTGCATTGATCTCTACATCACCACAATCTTTGATTGTTAATGATGGTGGCAATCCTGCTGCTGATGTATTTAAAGTTGAATCTACAACTGGTGATACTTACATCTTCGGTGATATTTTTGCTGGAGTTGGATTTAATAAGTTCACTGTTGATTCTGGTACTGGTAATACTATTACCCAAGGATCTTTAACCACAAATAATACGATCACACTTAGAGGATCTACTTTTGCTGCAGTCAAGGGTAATCCTGCTGCCATACCACCTTACTCTGATAGTCAACTATTTAAGTTGACCCCTCAAGGTAACACAGAGTTCTTAACTCTTTCAAATGGTGGTAGAGATGGTGTTGTTGAAGCTGTTACTTTCCAAGTTGATACAGCAACGGGAAGCATCTATAGTACAGGAGATCTGGAGTTCTATGGCACTGATATTACAGGTGTTGCAGATCTATCTGAACCAAGACTGATATTTAATAACTCTTCTGGAGACTTCACTACCTATGGTTCTCTATCTGCTCTAGGAACTGGAACATCTACATTTGGTGGTCCTGTTGTAGTTGGTGGTGATCTAACAGTTAATGGTGGTGATCTAACGGTTAACTCTAATGGAACTACAATCTTTGATGTTGCAAATGATGGTGCTGTCACTGTTGCTGGTATTAGTGATTACTTCTCACAAACTGGTGGTCGTAAGTGGGTTTATACTGCTAGCAGTGTAGTTGAGTGTGATCCAAATGTCAATTACTTTATTAATTGCACTGGAAATACACTTGTTAAACTTCCTCCCAATCCTTTGATGGGCGATATGGTTCGTATTATAGATATAGGTGGGGCATTAACTTATAACATATCAATGGTTGTTAGAGCAGATAACGGCAACGGTATTCAGGGAGAAACCTCTAATACTGGCACCGCAATGTTAACTGGAATTTCGCCTAGTGAACTTGCTAATTATAATGCAGGCGAATTGGTTGTTCAGACACCTCGTGCTTCGTTTGGATTAGTTTATGCGGGAACTACATCAGCTGCTGGTGGACCAGGTGCTCCAACTTCCCTTAAGGGTTGGTATCTAATGGACGTATAAGAGATGAGTTTCTATCAATCAGTTAGACAGATGAAAGCTGCCGTTATAGGCAGCATCATCCCTTGGAGTGGTCCTCTATCCGGAATTCCGGATGGGTGGATTATTTGCGATGGAAGTCAACCAGACGCAAGAGATTATCCTTTGCTTGTACAAGCAATTGGTGATACTTACAATGAGGGAACTTCAAATTTGGGAGGGGGATTTCCAAATTATAGTGGAGAATTTAAACTTCCTGATCTTCTTGGTGGAAGAGCTTTAGTTGATATCGAAGGATCATATTTTGCACCAGCTGGTGCTGGCGGAACGGGAAATGTTATTGATACTGATACTAGCGCCAGACCATTAATTGAACCATTTATTGGTGAAAATACAGATAATGGTATTAATACGGTTTTTAACGATGTAACTACAGATGTTGTTTTTACACTTAATGATAGAAATGATTACGTTGGAGCAATTAGTGGAAATGAAGCAGTTCCTGGACAGGGAGAAAGATCAATTTTTATTGGTGGACGAAAACTAGGACATCAACATATCAGAAATCATCAACACCCTGGAGTATATGAAACTATTGGAAGTCCTACATCACAACGTCCCGGTCTAGGTGTTATACCATATGATAATATAACAATGACCGTTAATTATGCCGCATATGATGAGACTGGTGATATTCTCGACGTTGTTGGTGATAGTGTTGATACCGTTAGAATTGGTTTGGAATGGTATAGAGAAGATACAGAATTGGTTGATAACGGTTCTTTAGCTGAAGTTGTTTCAGAAGGGTATAGTGGTTTTGGTGGAGGCAGTCCTGGAAGGATGGTTGGTAGAATTAACTCAGAAAATCCTCCAATTAACTTGTCAGCTGGTAATCTTTCGGATAGTCCGCTTGCAGTATGGGGAGAATGGCAACCATTACCATCAACACCATCTACCGGTAGACCTATTCTTTCACAAGATGATGAGATTCCATATGGTCTTTTTGGTGAAGTTTTTACTATTCCTGATGGATTTAGAAATTATTATCCCGATCAACTATCAGCGGGTGCATATGGAACGTTTGTGAGTAATGAAGGATCTGATTTCTTGGATGACGCTATACAGGCACACGTACATGACCCATTTCAGGTCGTTTTTGATCAAAATAGTTTGAAACCTCAACCTAGATTGAATTCTTCTTTGAATGTTCCTAATGCTACTCTTGATAATGCTAGCAACGCTGGTTCTTTACAAATTAATATGAATACAGCACAACCAACATTAACTTGCGTATACATCATCAGGGCATACTAAAATGGCAAATTATACAAACGAGAGAGCAAGATATGGAGGGTGTACAGGACAAATTTTAGTGCATTCTTCTCCTAGTTTAGGATCCACTAATAGTCCAACATCTTCACAATTTAAAGCACAAATTCCTGCTGGATATCTTAGATGTGATGGAAGTATTTTAAATGCTAAGGATTATTATAATCTTGCACAAATTTTGGGAGTTGGTGAAGAAACTAGATTTGCTAGAGATGGTGCTAATATTAGAGCAGCGGATCCTAGTATCAATGAGTTGGGGCAATTTCAATTACCAGATTTAGGATCTAAAGTTATTATTGGTGGTAGAGGAACTGGTTTGTATAATAATGATTTTGTTGATACCGGAGGTACATCCAATGTAGTTACGAACAGAGTTGGTCCTCAAATTGAAGTAACATCTAATTTTGGAAATACGATTACAGCACAATATAGTGGAAATATGCAACTTGCTGCAAGTGGAACTGTTAATATGCTTGGTAATCCGAGATATAATGTAGAACGCGAAACTTCAGAAACTACATTGAATATTGATAACTTCCAGGGACATGCACATAATACCACTAATACTGTGTATTTAAATCATAGTGATAATCATGCGACATCTTTCTTTGGTGGTAAAGATTATGCACAGAAAATAGCAAATAGTGGAGCTGGTCATCAGTTTGGGTTTAGTAGACAATGGGAGACAGTATCAAAGCATAAACATAACATTACAACTCCAAACAGTTATAATTCAAATTTTACATATTCACATACTCAGCAAGAAATTGACATGTCTAGTGTTGCCGCAACAATTGATGTAGATGTTTCAGATCAAGTAACACTAAATGATTTGGTCACTCCATTTATTCTTGTAGAATACATCATTAAATTTTAAAAATGCCACGCACATCTACTATTACTTCTGCTTCCTCTACTAGTGGTTATACTATAGATCCTTATATCTATAGTTTATCTTTTAAGATGTATGGTGCTAGTGGCGGAGGAGAAAATATTCAAGGTAATACTACATTAACTAGAACAGCGGGAACTAGTGGCGGAGAAACTAGTTTTTTAGGATTTACTTTAACCGGAGGTGTTGGCGGAGGAGTTACTACAAAAAATGCTGGTGGACAGGGAGGAGTAGCTACAGAAGGATTTGCTTGGTCTGGTGCTGGAACTTCTGTATCTTCTGCAAATGGAAATCGTGGATCGCTGGCCACTGGTGGCATTGGTGCATATATTGGTACTGTTAAAAAAGACGGTGGAAATGGATCTAGTGGATTTAATACATATACTTCTTCATCTACTCACTTTTTTAACAACACGACTGATGTTCATAATTTTAGTGCATCTGGTGCCACTGCTGATATTACTCTAAATTATCGAAATGCTTCTGCGGAAGGAGTTCCCAAAGTATTGACACCTGCAGCTGGAAAATATTATAGTCTGTCTTTTACTGCTCCTTTTGCAAATAATAGTTGGACCATCTCGATTACTACATCTGGATCAACAGCTGCTGGTGGTGGCACTGCTGGAGCTCCCTATAGTTTGAATGGAACTAACAATAAAACGGCAAGTGGGATTAATATTTGGTTTCAAACCAGTATTGATTCGGGGGACTCATATGGTAGTAATAGTTATATTCGAGATTTTTCTGTTACAGCTACGGGTCTTAAACCAGGTGCTACGGGCAGAGGTGGTGGTGGAGCTGCTGTTGCTTATGGTACTATATCTTATGAAACATTTGAAGCAACAACAGATTATACTCTTGGAACATTTGCACCGGCAGTTGTTGGTGCTGCAGGATCTAGAGGTGGAACTAATGGTGGGTGTGGTAATGGAATAGCAGCAAGAATCGAATTAATTGAAACTATTTTTCCTCAAGTTTATCTTACCAGTAATAGATATCTATGTACACCAACAGCTCCAAATGCTATATTAAGTTGGAGAACAGATGGTGATGCTGATGCTATTAGATGGCCAACGAATGGCGACATTACTAATGGTAATTTAGAAAGTAATTCTACTGTTACTCCTACAGTCACAACAACATATACAGCTGAAGGATACAATACATCAAATTCTGATTTGGTTTCATTTAATCCAGAAGCATCAGTAACAATAGTTGTAATTTCAGCACCAATTATTGAAGAATTCACTGTACCTTCTGAAATTAATTATGGTTCTGGTTCTTTTAATGTTAAATATAAAACAAAATATGCTAACACAAGTTTAAAACTTGAATTTTTTAATTCTGGATATATCGCTGGTCCTAATGATGGAACATCTGTATTAAAAGAAACTGTTGTTTTAACAACGGCGGGTTCTGCAGAAACTGGTAGCACTAATGCATCCGCAAATGGAACTATTTCATACTCTCCTCAATGGGATAATTTTGGTCCTAGATCAATTATTGTAAGATTAAGTGGAGAAGGAAGTGGTGGTTCTTTTGTGGATGAAGAACCTATTGTTGTTATTATTGATGAAACACCAGATAATTTTATTGTCGATGAAACTGACGAAAAGTTAAAAGATCAAGATCCTGTCTATACACCGGAAACAGAAATTTTATCCGAGATGTATGTAATCGATGATATAGATATTCCGGTGGAGATTAAATCTGATTATCCTATATTAGTTGACATTAATCAAGATAATGATTGGACAAAAGTAAGGCAGATCTAAAATGACAACTACTCAAACGTTTACTTCTAGCACTACATATGCTATTCCTTCGGATGCTGCTAATGTTACATATATTATTCATGGTGGTAAAGGTGGTCAGGGCGGTCCTGCTAGCACCCGTGTCAATACCAGCGGCGCTGCTGGTGCTAGAGGACAAAAAATATCTGGAACTTTAACTGGAGTTGTAGGTTCAACACTCACCTTAACGATGGGTGGCAATGGATCTAGATGTTTTGGAGATTCTGGCGCTAATGGTGCTGGTGGATATTGGAATGGTGGACGTGGCGGTAATAATAATTCCTCAGATAGTAGTAGTGGATGGAATGCTGGTGGCGGTGGCGGCGGAGGTGGAGCTACTGCTATTCGTATTGGTAATACTGTATTAGCTGGTGCTGGTGGCGGTGGCGGTGGAGCGTGTATTTGTTATAGTGGTGATGCTGATGCTCCTGGACTAACATCTTCTGATATTAACACTAGTGGCGGATCTAATGGTGCTGCTGGATATAATTCTGGTGCTGCATTTAATGGCGGCGGTGGTGGTGCTGGTGGAGGATTTCCTGGTGGCACTACAGGATTGTTTGCTCCTGGATATGCCTACAACGCTGGTAATGATGGTAGTGGACTTGGCGGTGCTGGCGGTGCTGGATTATACAATCCTTCATATCATCGTAGTGCTTCTACTCTACAAACTTCTAGTTCTGGTATTTCTTTTATTACAATTTCTTATGATGATCAAATTGTTACATCAGATAGTAATTGGACCACTAGATCTCCTCAACTTGATAATATTGTAGGAAGTCAGGGGTCTGATCCAAATAACTTATGGACTACTTTTTTAACCAATACTAACGTAGGTGGTAATGAACCTGAAGGTAGTACTGTTATTAGATCAATTGAATGGAAAATTAATTTTAATAATACTGGAAAACAAATATTTAATACAGCTGTAGATGATGCTGCTGATGTATACATTGATAACGTACTTCAATTTTCACTCAACACTTATAATACTAACACTTCTTTAACTACACCAAACTCAATTACTGCTGGTGAACATACTATACGGATTGAACATGTTAATAATGGTGGACCATATGGTGTTGCAATGGATTGGACTGGATATGTACCTCCTGCACCACCAACAGTAAGTCTAACTGCAACTGATTATAGCACTCCACCAAATAATATTACTAGCATTTATAAAGGTCAAAGTCTGAGGCTTACATACTCTGCTTCTATCCCTACTAATGGCGATGCTATCACTGCTAATACCTTTACTGCTAATGCTAATGGAAATGTAAGTAATCCTATTCCTAGTGTGGGAAATAGTGGCATATATTTTCCTGCCCCTACAACCACAACAACTTATACGTATACAGCAACTAATGCCAATGGGACATCTACCGCAAGTGTAACAATTACAGTCGAAGATGATTTCCCAGTAGTAACTCTTACTTCGGATGATGCTGATAATACAATTATTTCTGGTGGAGTTCCTGAATCTGTAACACTTACGTGGTCTGCTACTGCAAATACTACTATTAGTAATACTACAATGACTGGTGTTACTAATCCTGGCACATCTGGCAGCGTAACAGTAAGTCCCACATCTACAACAACTTATACATTTTTAGCAACAACTGCTACTGGAACACGTACAGCAAGTGTACCTATTACCGTTAATACTAGACCAGTAATTACATTAACCTCAAGTACATCAACAATATCAGCAGGACAAACTGTTAATTTAAACTGGACTACAACTGGAAGTGCAAATAATATAGTTTGGGTTTCTGGCACACCTGCTCCTACAACTGGAAGTGGAGTTATTACCGGATCTGCATCGGTTGCTCCTACAAACTCACAGCAATATTGTGTTTATGCTTCTGGACCTGGTGGAATTAGTGATGCTAAATGTGTTTCAATAAATGTTATACAGATAGACACCAGTATAACTGATTATGATCAGTCATTTACTAATGATGCTACTGTTAATATTCCTTCTTATGCTATTAATGTTAGTGTAGATATCTCAGCTGCAAGTGGTACAAATGGCGGTACTGATGCTGGTGGTGCTTCTGGTCCTGGTGGCGCTGGAAGAAGGGCGACATTCTATTTTGCTGATTATGTTGCGAGGACATTTACTTTAAGATTGGGCAATCAAGGATCAGCTGGATTTGGATGTGTTGCTGGTAGTGGAGCCGGAACAGGAGGAAGTTCTAATGTAGCTCGTGGAGGAAACGGTGGCACTTCTGGTCCTTCTGGATGCTCCGGTGGTGGTGGAGGTGGTGGAGGTGCCAGCGGCATTTACGACTCCGTTAAAAATGGTTGGGTTGCTATTGTAGGTGGAGGCGGCGGCGGTGGCGGTGCTTCATGGAATGT